ACCAGGCACCTCGGCACCGGCACCAATATGGAGTCAAAGAGGAAGAAGAGACAAAACCCAGCAAAGAGATGGTGTTTTACATTGAACAATTACACACAGTTAGAGGCAATTACAATTGAACAACTTTTATGCACAGAAGAAGTACAATACGCTATTGTTGGAGAGGAAATTGGAGAAAATGGAACACCGCACTTACAAGGATTCTTCAATTTAAAAAAGAAGAAGCGACTTACCTCCTTGAAGGCATGGCTGAATGATAGAGCCCACTACGAAGAAGCAAAGGGTTCCGACGAACAGAACAGGAGATACTGCTCTAAAAGTGGTAATATCCTAATCTCTTTCGGCTCGCCTCAAAAGCAGGGTCAGAGAAATGATCTTGTCTTGGCGGCTGAACTTTTGAAAGAGAGTGGCGGGAATATGGCAGCGGTTGCAGATTTATACCCTTCAGCCGTTATCAGATATGGGCGTGGCTTACAACAATACTGGCAGCTCATTGGTTTCTCTGCCCGCGATTTCAAAACGGAGGTTTTTGTTTACGTCGGCCCGCCCGGATGTGGAAAGTCCCGCGCCGCAGCAGAGCTAGGCGCCGCCAGCGGTGGCAAAGTGTACTACAAGCCAAGAGGGGAGTGGTGGGATGGCTACAATGGAGAGGCCACTGTAATCATTGATGATTTTTACGGATGGCTGAAGTATGATGAATTGTTGAGACTTTGTGACCGCTATCCACACCGGGTTCCTGTTAAAGGGGGTTTTGTTCAGTTTTGTAGCAAGAGGATTATACTTACTTCCAATATTCATGTTTGGATGTGGTATAGATTTGAAAGCTACGATGCCAGCGCCCTTATGCGGCGTATTAATGTGTATAAATTATGGAATGGAAGTGTATGTACTTTTGATGATTTGTGTGATGAAAAATACAACTTCTTGACACCATTAAAGTATAATTATTAAAACTTTATTGATTTTCAGTTGTGGTTCCTACCCATATTGGACGTTTGAAACTCACATAAGCCTTTATAAGGATTTGGTATATAATAGTATTCTGCGCAGGATTTGTAAAGTTGTTTACAAAAAACGTTTTTAGGCCAAAATGAGGAATATCTTTATATGCAGAATTTAGCCATACACCCCGGTTTCTACGTTGATTAAATTCAGCGCTCACAGGCGTTGTAGAAGTAGCTGATGTAGCTACCAACCGGTGGAATACTGGCCGGAATTTAATAGTAAATTTTCTATCATTGCGCCAGAATTTAGTATTATTCCAATTTTCCATACTTATTTTTGAGGTTGGAGGAGTGGCATCGTCAAAGTCCACAGAGGTCTCATTAAAACCGCCTCCTCCAGTACCTTGGTCAATTGGCATAGTAGGATTAATTTGAGGGAGAAAGGTTACTACTATAGTGTTAATTCTATAATAGTCCCAGGTTATTTGCCCGGTTAAAAATTCCCCCAAAGTGAACGTTAGTCCAACTCCTTTGCCAGCTGCGTCCACCCTAAATGTGTCTTGTTTGATAAGACGGGTGGAGTAAGTTTGTCCGTAGAGCCGCGCGGGAAGAAATGTGCGGGCCCGCCTTCGACCTCGACGGGGGTCAGGTCTTCTTTGGCGACGCCTACCTCCCATTTGAAAGGCAGGGCGCGCCTGCTGTTGCCGTCTGATAAGAAAAAAAAAGCATATATAAGATCGAGGTGCCGTAGTATT